ATTTTCAGGTGAATCAGTTTCGTTCATTGGATCTTGTCTAACGAAGCCTTGCATATAGTAGGTCTTCTTTGTCCAGTAGGTACTTGCTACCTTCTTAAGAGACTCATCCTTCCACCAAGGACGTACTTCGTTAAGGACCGGGCAAGACATTTTACCATCCCACATTTCGATACAAGGAACTTGTACGACTACTGGTTTGTTTTCATCTTGGCCTTTAATGCCGGGGAATGGGAATTTAAAGATTAAACGTTCTGCCCAGAAGAATGTGTTTTCTTCGTTTGCGTCGGGGAGAATTCTTAGTGTAGCAGATGTACCTTCTGGTATATTCCAGTGCGGATAAACGGACTTATCTCCGGAACCCGAGTTGCCTGCGCCACCCTTGCGTGTATCGAGTGCTTGTAACTTCTTTCTGATTTCATCTAGTGTTTTTGACATAATTTTGATTTCCTAATATATTTTATAATAAACGTTGTTATTCGAGCTGCAGCTTACTCGGGACACGTTACACCCTTTCACGCCTTCTTTTTGCACGTTTCGTATAGCAGCTAGTATACGAAACTCTTATTCGTTTGTCAAGAACTTCTTAATAGAAGTTCGATGTAAACTTGTCGAAATATGTAGTTAAATCAATCGATTCCTTAATTTCCTTCTTTGTCTCGGCAGCTTTTTCAACTACCTTAACATTTTCAAAAACTTGTGCAAGAATTGCACGTTCGAAATCGTTAACAACACCTTCCTTACAAATCTTTGTTCCAATCTTATTAATGAAACCCGCTAATTCTTCATTTTCAACAATTCGTAAAGCCAATTCGTTGATTTTGAATCCTAGACGTGCATTTTCACTTGCGAACTCGAACATCGGTGTAGTATTTAGCGATTCACGACGAACTAATACTGAATTTCCGGCAGCTTCTTCGATGCGCTTATGGAATGTATCCTTCTCTTGTACGAGTTGTTTAATAATCGGTAAGACACCTTCGAACTTCTCATCAAAGCGACGAATGGTGAAAAGCTCCTTAAGTTGGCTTGTATCATCCTCTGCAAGAGGTTCACGCTCGAATGTTTCGAGACGAGCCTTAACAGTTTCGTAGGTCTTTACCCCGGTAAGTTTTCTTAGCTCGTGGCGTAGAGTTTCAATATTTTCCTTAACCGTTTCAACAATACCAGAACTATCTTCGTTGATAAGCTTGTTGGTAGTTACGTAGCGATTGAAGGATTGAAGCTTTAGAAGCTGACCTGTGCTTTCGCTAATGTAGGATCCAACCTTATCACCAAAGGAGCCACCGTGTGCCATATGTTGCGCCATTGCGCGGGCACCTGGTAGATAGTTGTGTGGAAAACGCAGACGTTCACCGTTACATTCTAGGAAAATCGCACTAATATGTCTGGTACGTGAACCGCGTACACTCTCATCCACCGGTGTCTTGTGACGAACTAGAATTCTGACGTTTTCCAGGGTTTGTTGCGAAGTCAACCCAGAGCCAAACATCTTACTAAAACTTTCCATAATTGCCTCGTCTACTGCTAATGAATATTCTGCCTCACCGTGTGCGTTTGGTGAGGCAACAATCTTACCTTGCTGAACAAGTCTATTCAATACCTTTTGAATATCTGCGAGTCCTAGTGGTGTGTCCAATTTATCTGCAAGGTAGGCTGCTGTGGCGCTGCCGAAATGTTTTACCTTTTGTAGAACTTCACCTAACAGGTGGTGGTTTACTGGATTTACTGAATTTTCCATCATTGCGTCGCCTTTATTCATTTTTGCCTGGTATGCATAGTCCTTCGGTTGAATCGCTTTACCGAAGACCTTAATATTTGAATTCATCAGAAATTGATCACCGAGTTTACGGATATTACGTTGAAGTGTGTTGACAGATTCATCCACGTCGGCGCCTTTACTGAATTCGATAGTTTCGCTATCTTCATCAATCGTAACCATAATGTTTGGTTTTGCTACAAAAAAGCGTCGACCCTGTGTTGGATCTGTTGTTTCTGCACCTTCTGCGTCAAATATCTTAATCTGTAGGCCGTTTCCCTTCAAGAGGGAGAATACCTTGCCTGCGAGATCATCCATTTCTATCATAGTAATTCCTTATTATGCTTATTTATCTGATCTCAGAGATTTATATTGCGCTTTCTCAGTTCCTGTTGTAAGGCCTGTAACTTATTGGATGATTTAGCAATTGCATTACGAATTTCACCAGCCTGATGGCGATCAATTCGAGATAAGGTGTCATTTACAATCTGTTCCACCGCAGCATTTTGTTGAGCTATAGGATTTTGTTCCTTAGGCGCCTTAGGAATATCATAATTGTCGTCATCCGATGTTTCAATATCGTCTAGTAATCTTTGGTATTTTTCAATTGCATTATAGGCTGCTTGTGCACCTGCTTGTAATCTTTGATCTTTAGTTACCTTTCCGATTCTTAATAACAGAGGAACTAGTTTATCTTCGATATTTCTAAATCCTGTATCGCCCACGGTATCACTTAAGAAATTAGATAGTTCTTCTCTATCCGAACCTTTAAGATTCTTTGCTAGGTTATAAAGTGCTGGTTTAAGGGAGGTAAAGAATACATCCTGAAACCACTTTGCTTTTGGACCGCCAGTAATAAATCTAAATCCTTTACCTAATTCTCCGTTGGCGGCGTAATACTTCTCTGCCATTTTACCAAGAACACGATATAGTTCTGGTAATTGAGTAGATAAGATATCAGCAATATTCTTCACTGAAGTATCTTTGGAGGTGTTTTCTCGTAGGAATTCGTGTAGGCGCATAATTATATGAATATAGGCATTGGTGCATCATATGAAGATTCGTCACCATCCGCTACGTTTGCATTGATAGCAGATTGGGATTCATCGTCCCAGGTAGAGATATAATCAGTCATACGAATTGCAAGAATCATTGCCATAATAAGGTCATCAGTCTGGCCGACTCGAGCTTCGAATGTATTTCCTCTGGAAACAAATACTTTAAGTTCAGAGAGAATACCCTTTGAGTTAAGCTTCATTCTTCCAGATTCGATCAAGAATTTCAATTTAGCACAAGCTTCTAGTTTAGATTTATTTGTAGTAACGAAACCTGCGCGGCGACCCGAACGTCCTTGTAGCTTATTCTTTGGATCGTGCAACATTGTTCCGCGGAAATTTTCTTCGCCGGTGTCTCGAATAACAACCAGCGCAGCCTCGCCGAGAGAATTACTTTCTACAGACCAATATAATTCCGGTTGCCCTGCAGCGTGTAATTCTTCGAGAATTCTCTTGAGAGTTCTTACCTGTTCTTCAATTGGGGTCTTATTGCTGCTCCATTCTGCGACTTGTATAAGTGTAGGTAATTCAATAACCTGAATAGCAGAATTATCTCCACCTGTGCCCATCGAAGGATCTAAAGAAACTACATAGGTTAGTTCACTCCTAATCGGCGAATACCAGCGAACTTGTCCAGACTTACGTATAGGCTGAATAGAAGTAAGTTGCGAAAGCTTAATTGGGCTGATAAGTGTTTCTTCGAATGTGATGAATTCACATTGATGTTCACGTCTAAATCTGTCTTCGCCGAGTGCTGATAATTCTGAATCAGCCCAAGTCTGATCACGTTCTGGGTGTGATTGCCAGGTAGACATATATGGACGGAAGCCATTTACGCCAATCTCTGTTTCGTTGCCGTTGCCATCAACCATTTTGTTAGCATTGAACCAAATTTCAGCGAATTGATCTTCGTCTGTATTTGGAGTAGAAGTAATAATACACTTACCACCAGTCGATAATGTAGGAGATAGGGAAGTCCAGAATTCCTTGGCTATATTTGGTTCCACGAATGCAAATTCGTCAAGATAAACAAGTGATAGAGAAGTACCACGACCGGTATTTTCAGTTGTGGTTGTTGCAATAATGCGTGATCCATTATCAAATGCCATCGAACGCTTATTGTATTCCTTTACTCCGGCACGAATATGATCGGGAATAGATTCATAAGCATATCGAACTCTGTGCATAATTTCTTGCGCACCATCATATTTGTTAGAAGCAATAAGTATTGTCGAATCTTCCATAAACATTGCATACCAGAGTAGGTATCCAGCGGCAACGGTGGTTTTTCCCATTTGTCGACTCACCATATTTACAGATTTTCTATATCTGTGATAGGTATTGATTAGATCGATCTGGAACGGGTATAATTCAAGTTTTTCACGACCTCTCATTGCGTGCTGAATATACATAAAGTTCGTGATGAAATACTCCGGACCGTGTACAGGATCCATACAGGCCTTTAATTCATCAATTTGCTCTTTTGTATACGTTACTTTGGTATAAGCACGCTTTACAAGTTTATCGTCTTGATAGATTGCCATAATTACTTCTTGGCAGATTCCTTAAGGAAGTTACGGTATCCGTATACAAGCTCCTTGTGAACTTCATCAATCTGCATCTTCTTCTGTTCTGGATTATCACCCTGACGTGCGCCGGATGGGCCGGTATCCTTAACAACTGGGCTATCGGCACCGCTTGGGAAATAGTCATTGCCAGATGCATCGTTGATATCATCGTAACCATTTTGTAGATCGAATGCTTCTTCGAAACGTGGTTGACCAATTTTCTGTGCGCCTTTATTCAAGGCCCGATCCGCGCCAGCAAATCTCTTCTGAGATATAGCGGCGTGCCCGGATGCTTCTGATCCGGGAGTTACTGCCCTGGGATCAACGACATTAGAATTACGAACACCCTGCGATTCCTTATCTGCATTATAACCCGGCATTCTTTTTGCCATTCCGCCGTGTTGGTTAGCCTGGCCAAGAGCAGCATTTCGATAATTAGTTAAGGTATCCTGACTTAATTCGGTAAGAGTGTCTTCCATTGCCGGTGTATTTTGACTGCTATTGATTTCATCATAATCATCGGGAACAAATTGTCCATCTACATCAAACCCAGGTTGAATTTCGTGATCACCGTAATTAAACCAATGATAACCTCTCGAGGCGCGATTAGCCTCCATCTCGGATTCAAAAGGGCCGCCGCAGATTTTCTTATTTTGATCATAGATATACCAAGCAGGTGAATCATCGTGGTCACCTAACTCAATTTTTTCATCCACAGCCGGTCTATTGCCGTTTAGGTAACCAGTAACAAAATTATCGACATCTTGCTCATCTTGATCGTCAAACTTACCGGATGCTTCAATAGCTGCACGAAATTCGTTCATACCTTCCTGACTTAGCCGTTGTGTAATTCTGTCAAATGCATCTTCCGGAGCCATACCCAGATTCATTACCACGTTCTCAAAGTCAGCCATTGCTTGCTGAACTTCGGGGCTGTATTCTTGTTCCATACCATTCTCCATCATAGAGCATTCATTTTTATGCTTCATCGCTTTACTTAATTGTTTGGTGCCTGTATCGGCTTGATTAAATTCCTTAGCAACACCTTGGCTGATTCCTGCCTTCTTAGCAAACTTTGGATCGTGTGCTGCCGCTGCCATAAATCTTGCTTGTTTCTCTGAAGTAGATTTCTCGTTCATTGCTGATCGCGCACTCTTATCATCTCGTCCCCAATTCTCCCAGGAGTTATCGGAACTACGTGAATTTTTCTTAGATAGGTAATGTTTTAAGGATGCCTCTGGATGCATTAAACTGAGTTTATCAAGTTGTTGGACATAATTTCTCATCGCACGATGTGGATCCATGCCATTTTTAATAGATTCTTCTCTCTGAGCATCTAGTGCCGCACGGACTTCTTGATAATCTTCACTTCCATTATACTCGTCATCAGCAGATTCCTCTGTTGCCCGGCCTTGCGCAGCATCAAATGCTGCATAGGAATTGTTTCTTGCTGCAGTTCCAGCGGTTTGCATATCAGATTCGGAACCGCCGGGTTGTACGCCGACGCCAGGAACAGCCATTACGCCTTCCATTAAATTGATCAGTTGGCGCATATTTTTCATAGCATACCCGACTTCATTAGATTAGGCAGTTTAATTCGACCAAAGAATCCAACATCGTCCTTCTTCAAATTCTTCGCATCGTTAAATCCATCATAATCTTTTGTAAGGGTACTATGATCAATCGTCTGTTTGGGACTTAACGGATTCTCTACGGTAATTACTTCGCGTTCTTTACGAACCGTTTCTAGTTCTTTTAAGAAACTTGTGTTGTATTTTTCACCATATGCTTCTTTATCTGCATCCGGTGTTTCTTCGTAGTCACTACCAAGGCGAGTCTTATATTTCTTCTTGTACTCTTCTGAGTTTCTATCTAGATACAAATCTGTTTCAATCTGTCTTGGGTCATTTTCAGAATATACAGCTAAATTGGCAGGAGAAATTCCCATACAATTGCAAATATAGGTTCTTAGGAAATCCAACGAACCGGGATATCCAAGTGAAAGATCACAGATGAACACAGATGTATTCTTTACGTTTGGAAAATCAAGTGGACTTTCCTGAATTGGGGTTTTTCTAAACGACGATGCGCTCTTTAAATCATACTTGGCAAGACCTGCTTCAAGTTGATCAATCATTACATCGGTCATTTCATTCACGGCGAATTTTAAGACATACCTGTATTCTTTCTTAACTTCCGCGACGTAAGTAGCAAATGATTTCTTTTCTGTCATATTGACTCCAGTATTAAGACTATTTATCAGAGTTTTCTGATTTACTGGACACAATATATTTTAGGAGTTCATTGCGATCGAATTCTCCACCATTAGCCATCCTGCGATCGCCGTTACCTTGGTCCAAATCGATCTGCTCGGCACGAACTTTCTTTAATTGAAGTTCAATCATTTTAAGTTTTTTATCTGCCTTGGCATTTCTAGCTTCGAGTGCAGTCTTAAGCATTTGTCCAGCGACTTCATAAATCTTACCTGCGTGAATATCTGGAACATTTCCGCCGAGGTCGATTAAATCATCAAAAGTTTTAAGGGCCTTCATTGCGATAGTATCAACTTCGGAATCGTGCATATCTAAACCAATAACAACCGGTAATGCGTGATCTACCTTATCCGCAGTAGTGAGTGAAGACTTAATCTCTACCGCTTCAACCATAAGTTGTTCTCTGGTTTTTATAGGTTGCTCTTCTACCGCCGATTCCTCTTCCAGAGGTGGCAAATTGAAGAACTCCTCCATTTTCTTAGTCATTAAGCCTTTCCTTTTGGATTGTTATAGATATTATTCTCCGTCATTACACGAAAATTCATACCGTGACTTTTCGCAAAAGCTTGTGCTGCTGCCCATTTGAATGTATTCAATGCGACCGCTGCCTTAGCCCGTTGACTCTTTGCCTGTTCCAGGAACGTCTCTTTGGCTGGCTTTACTTCGATAATCTCAGCTTTCTGATTACCTTTAGCATCCACATAAGTAACTACAAAATCCGGCACATACACAGTGTATTTACCGGTGAATGGATTTGTATAGGGTATTTTAAGGGATTCGCTAGCCCAACTGATGATATTAGGATTATTATCAAACATTTGCATAACCTTTAATTCCCAAGAGGAACGAAAAATTATAGGATGTTTACCGACATATTTCTCAGGATGTTGTGGCGTATAGTGCCCTTGGACATAGGATGGCATTTATGACCTTATTTGGTTTGCCTGGAGACTATATCTATTATCGACAGATGTGACTATACCGACCTGATTTCCAGGATCTCTTAAATTATTGAATGCTCTATAAGAATTTTGCGTAAAGAGCAATGCGCCGGTTAGATTAGTTTCTTCGAGCAATGCCTGTGGAGTAGTACTCGTCATCGCTGCCATATCGATTGCGATCGCAGCCATTGTATCAGCATAGGTGGGGCCGACTCCACGAGATAAAAAATAACATTCAGTTGAGTTATATACGTCCGGAGAATAGTTACCAACGACTCCGCCACCTAAATCAGATTGTGAAACGGAACCTGCACTCGGGAACACAGTTGTTCCGGTTGCATACTGAAATGTGTTGGTCGGTACGCCGTTGACAATCTTAACCGTTTTCTGCGTACCGAGATAGGTAAGCATCTGAGAACTAAAACGTCCAATTGTCGCGATATTTGCATTAGCCATTAGGTAATACTCCCGGTTCTATTCACATCCTGATATGCCGTTGAGGTTGGCTGTGCAGTAGAGGCAAAAGGTCTTGTTGATATCACTGGAGCGGGCTGAGCATAGTAAGGAGTGGGAGAAATATTTGCTAGACCATTTAGTGCGCTAGCGCTCACTCTTCTAACAACCTGATCGGAAGCAAATGCACCTGTAACTGCACCGAGCGCTGATTGCGTATTCTGTCCTATCCTCTGTAGGATAGGATTTGTAGAACTCAATAAAGGATTATTTGATTCAATAAAATCAAGTAAAGATGCATTAAATGCTAGAACTGGTAATTCTAAATATTCACCGTGTGAGTATTGATCAATTGTTGAAGTATTATTTGATTCGGTACCACCTAATTGCAAATTCTGAATTGTGTAATATGCATATTCATACTCAAAAGTAAATGTAAGTTCGAGTGTTTTTCCACCCTCGGCATAATTTAGTACATCGTGTGTAAATGCCGCAACTCGTGGATTTACCAAGGTAACTTGATTAAATCGGCCAGCGTGAACTTGATAAATTTCGAGTGTCTGAATTAAATTTCTAATACTTCCAACCTGATCGAGATTAAAACCAAATTGATGACTATTCAGCACATTAGAAATAATATTATCTGTATTCTGTTTACTGCCGACAGTATTGGTAGGAGAATTTGCATTAGTTGGTGCGTTACTTTGGAATAAACTTTTTACAGATGATGGAAGATTTGCTAAATTAGGATTGATTGAAGGTGTGACATTATTCAAAAAGGATTCTAAAGAATATGTATTATTCTTAGACTGATCTTGTTTTGGGCTATTCATTCCGGGTTCTGTACCGTCACCAAAATAATATCTATAATACATTTCCCAGAACTTTAGAGTTTTCCCATCAGCTACGTCGTGAAACACAACCTTAACTGGCTCAAAAGTTACCTTTGTCTGGCTTAATCTTTTTCTATTATACTGATTAAGTGGAGTAGTTTCAATTTTAAATGACGGCATTTCCACTGTTTTTACAAGTGGTGCAATCTGTGCATAAGATGCAGTATTGAAATAATTTTTAATATAGGTTGCTGCTGTGCCAACATTATTCAAACGAAGATTAATATAATACTCGAACGGAACTCTCGGCATATTCCGATACATCGCGTTCGATTCTTGATTGAAATTATAAGTGGCATTATGCGAGCTTTTCTCATAGTAAAAGCCCGCGCCTGATAACCCGGTAAAGAGAGATGAAAATGATGGCATATCAGTTATTTATCATCTGGTCGGGTAATAGATTTCCATCCTTGTCGAAGATCATAAACTTGAAATTATAACCAGCATCGAGGCATACTTGCATCTTTCTATAATGTTTAGGTTTGTTATCATTATATGCCCACATAGATTTTACCTCAACAATTAAATTATCTTTAGGAATATATAAGTCAGGAAAATAATAATGCTTGCTATTATCTGGTTCTAGATAAGTTAAACGTGGTTTATTATGTGTTTCGACCTGTATCTCTTCCTCTATATACTCCTTAAGAAGACAATCTAATGCAAACATCTCATAACCCTGAACTTTCACAACTTTTCCACTAGGTAATATATAATCTTTCGACTTATATGTAGATTTCATAATCTTGTCATAAATTGCCGGATCTTGAGAAACGTTATCAACACCATATTTCTTGTTCTTTCTAATGAGGTTGATTTACATTTTTCTGTCACACCTAAACGACGGCAGGAAGGTGAACAATATTTCTTATATTGTCCATTCTTCCTGAATTCTGTAACAATTATCTCACAATTTTTGCTATTACATTTTTCACCATCTGCCATAAAATACCTTTACATTTCGTAATATACTTATACAGCAAAATTAAAGATCTGTCAAAAAATAATCATGCGAAAGTCGTGCCACCGGTCGGTGATGCGATATCTGGGAATGGATCTCCACCAACAGTTGTTCCTTGGTTTGTATTCGGACCTGCAACATTGGTTGCGTTATCGTAGCGAAGTGTTAAAGTAACTGTCATTACATCACCGCTCGAATAATCACCTTCATCATATTGTGCACCAGTAATCCAGCAGCCCTCGAGATTCCAAGATTCGAGTGCATCTGCATCAGTACCATCCAGTGAATCAATTGTCATTGTGAACTTGTAGTTGATACCAGCAGTCGCACTTGTTTGTTCGTAGAAGTTCATTTGCTTCTGTATTTGAGCACCAACAGATGAAATTACTGAGTTAGTAATATCGTCACGCAACTTAAGTTCAATTGTTTCAAACGAGTGCTTTCCTGCAATCCAAGCAACCGAATTGTAAGAATCTAACTTGATATCTTCAAAGGTAAACTTAGGACGAGTGCAAGTCATTACGTTTGCCGTCATTTCGCGAAGCCCGTTGTT